GAACAAACTAAACCAAAACGAACAAGAAGTGATCCGCGAAAACCAAAGAGTGAATTTGGTCGCAAATACAAGGAACATTTTGGGCAATATGCTTCAACGACTGGTAAAGAATACCATAACGAATACATTTATTATAGAAGTCACCGGAGTATGCAGGTGGGAAGAAGAAAAGCAGTGAGTGGAATCATCCACAGCACTGCTTGTAAGGTATAACAATATGCAATAAAGATATTTTATTTATACAAAGAAAAAAGGAGAGAAAATTTCTCTCCTTTTCTATTTTCCAGTGAGTGATTGAACTACTTGATATAAGCGTAAACAACACCACGAGGTTCAACTGTACCGGCGAGGGTAACAATATCCCATCTAGTATTGTTAGTCATAGCTTCAAGGTCAACGAGTCTATTCTGGTGGAGGTTGATACCTTCAACAGCGACCTTTTCGTAATCAGCACCTGCAGCATCAAGCTTTTCAAGAGTTTCAAATTCTTCTACACCATTGCAACGAATCTGAGCCATGTAGTATTTACCAGCTTCAGGAGCAATAATGGATTTACCAGCGAGAGATTCCAATGTAATGTTAGAACCATCTTCATTAGCAATTTCGCGGGTGCCATAACCACTATAGTCTACGGCCTGGACAGATACAACACCATTGGGAGTATCTTTAAGAGCAACGAAAACCTTCAACATAGAAGTTGGGTCGCCAACCATATCGGTAGCATAGACATCTTCAATGAAGAGTGGAGTACCTTTCTTGATTGTTTCGGTTACGCCATTAAGAGTGAGAACCATCTTTGTAGCATCGTTAGAATCTACAGCGAGAGAATTAACGGTAGCTTCAGCGAGTTCAGCTGCGAGAGCATTAGAAATCTTCACGCAGGGGAAGAAACGCTGGGCACGATATTCAGCGCCGTGGAATTTACCAAGCAAGCCCTTGGAATACATGTCAGGAGCTGCAACTGGAACGAATTGCTGACCATTGGAAGTCAAGATAGCTTCAACATTGGGGTCGCAGAAACCATAGAGTTCTTCATTGGTGATAGAACCAAGGTGAGCAGAGCCCTGAGAAAGTGGAGTGAAACCAGAACCAATGAAAGCAGTACCAACCTTACCAAGGTCCTTGTCAATAGCCTTCTTAACTACAGCATTGATTAGTTTCTGACCATTTGGAGTAGCAATTTCTACGTCCCAATTCAAGTCAGTTACCTTTTCAATAGCATTGGTTTCAACGAGAACATGCCAAGGGTCAAGAGTAAGGGAAACTTCTCTTTCAACAACATTTACTTTCTGCTGGGTTTTGTCAGCAGCAAGAGCATTTACTGGTTCAGCAGCGTCACGAATTACGAAACGATATGTCTGACCATTTCTTTTATCTTCAAGCTGATTCTTGAAATACTTACGAGAACCAACGGTTAAATAACCTGCAGATTCAGCTGCACGGATAGCAACGAGAGTTGCAAGGGAGTTAGTCTTAATTGTATTTGACATAATAATATTTCCTTCGGTCAAAGACCATTAGCGACTACCATAGCCGCGTTTTTGATTTAACTGATGGAGAATTTGGTTGTAATCTATTACTTTGTTAGAATTACCTTCATTCTCACTTTTTGTTACGGACCCTATTACTGGTATGGCGGGTTTAGCTACTTGTTCTACTGGCTTTGTATCTTCGTTCTTTACTGGAACAGTAGATTTAGTTTCTTTCGCCATTTGTTCACGAGCCATTTGTACCTTTTCAGCCAACTTATCCAACGCATTGTACTTGCCATAAGGACTTCTAAACTTCAAAACTTCGTTTCTATATTTGTCGCTAGTCATTAGAATACGAATCAACAAAGGAGCTATATCACTATCATCAAGATAAGACAACACAGCATGCTCAGGATCTTCTTCGTCTAATGTTTTCAACAATTTAGGACCGTTAGTTTGTATGAGAGAATTATATTTGTCCTGTTCAATTTGATCTGGGAAGCAATTTCTAATTCGCTCTTCGTTTATAGCGGCAAATTCTTCATCGTAAGTAGATTGATATTCTTCCCTCAACTTTTTAGTTTCGGCTTCATTCATTCTACGGCTAACAATGAAATCAATAAGCTCACTATTGTCCTTAATGTCCGCAGGATTTCTTTTTGAGAGTTCTTCATTTTGTTTTTCAAGTTCTCTAATCCTAGCTTCCAATCGTTTCTGTTTGGCCTTTTGTTTTTGGAAAGCATGGTTTACTTTTTCCTGTTGTGTTAATTCAGGTTTATGTTCCTTGTTTTCCACATTTATATCTTCACTTTGTTTCGTTTCAACTTCTTCCACTGGCTTTGTGTCTTCAGTTTTAACTTCAACATTGTTTGGATCCGATGGTTTAGGTTCGGCAGTGCTATCATCGTTACTAGCATTGGAGGGTTCTACTTTGGTTTCAACTTCTTCAGCAGGAGCCGCCTGTGTTTCTGTTTCTTCCTTAGTTTCACCGAGGTTGTGTTCAGCGATATATTTCGCCACAGCATTTGAATCCATCATATTTGATGTCCTTGACCGGTCTTGAAAATTTGCGTGGTGACCGTTACCACATCTAAACTATTTATATCTTCTCAATTGTGAAATTTCCTAGCATTGTACTACCAGTTATTGGATAGTAATCATCCCAGGTGAATATACCAATTTGAGTTAATGTGCTTACATTTTGTATAATTTGTTCATATGGTGGCTGTGGAGCATTGCCATATTGTCTACCTAAATAAGGAACAATAAGTTTCCAACCATAACCATCATAGAATTTTGCTCTCATAGTGAATTTGTTTGGAATTGTCATACAAATATAATTGTGAACACTCTGGTTTGGAAGTATTGGACTGGATTCAGAACCATTCCAACCAATGCAAGCCCAATCTACTGTCACAAAGAAATCATCAGTTCCAATTGTGAAGAAATTAAAAATATCACTAAAACCAGTTTCCATTGTTCCATTGCTTCTAAAACCAAACATAACAACATCCTGGGCACCACCGGAAGGTTTTACACCTTCACAAATACCATTTAGAGGTACACCATCACTTGTTCTAGAGAAAGGCAATGAAATGTTTTTGTTTAATTTGTTTGTAAGAGTATTCTTACCAGTATTGCCAGAATAAGTATATGGGTGAGCCTGTTCACTTGGATTCAAGTTTGTTCTATTCAATTCAATAAATTGGTAAGAACAGTTGCTTACATTGTCAATCCAAGAACCAGCTACAATACTACCAGGAACTATAGAAGAAAGTTGGTGTTTAGAACCTTCATTCCATATATTGTTTGTGAACAAGAAACTAATCATAGCACTTGTTGAATTTTGTATAATCAATGAGTTTATTGTGCTGTTTACAATTGTTGGAACTTGAGCCCTTATAACATTGTTTATTAAACAATTGTTCGCTACAAAGGAATCTGCTATAATAGGCATATTCAAAGTACAACCAATGAAAGCATTTTGGTTCAATGTAAGAACATAACTACCACCAGATATTGTTGTATCGTTACAATTCATATTGACTACATTAATGTCGCCATTGAATGTAATGCTACTATTTTCTCTGGAGACTATAGAGCTAATTGTGCTTAAGCTTGTAATGAAACTTAAATCACTATTTTTCATCTCTATGTTGGCATCGTATAACAAATTAACTGTTCCTGAACAATCATAGAAAACAGCACTACCACTTTGTTTACAATTAAAATTGTTAAATGCAGCATTTTTATAAGCACAGTTTGCCCAACCAATGTCTGCATTTGCATCAACAGTTCTACCTTTGAAATCCAAAACTTTTTGTGAGTTTTGAGTAATCAAATATAACCATTTGTTTGTATCGGGCCAATCTTCAATGTTTATAGTATCATCGTCATAGACAGTAGCTGTGAAAGTTTCTTTGAACATTTGCTGTCTTAATACACAGTTGTGGAATGTATTGTTTAGAGCTAATTTACCAATAACATTGAATACGCAACCGTCAAAAGAACAATTGCTAATGTCATAATTTCCTTCTATCGTGATTCCACTAAAATCTCTAGAAGCACTATTTATTGGAGCATCAATAATAAGTTTCGTAGAAGCATTAAATACTACTTGTGTAGAGCCAGTTCCCCAACTTGTCTTAACAGTATATCCACGCAATTCTACACGAACAGAACTATCCTCGTCATTGTCTTTAATCAAAGGACCACATTCATCATCAGTAACATTTATCATACAAGTATCAGTTGTTCCAATCATTGTTACACCATTTTGGAACAAAGCACCATTTATGTAGCCGTGGAACTTATAGTAGATTCCACCATCACCAACAATAGGAAAATACAAAGGCATTCCAATTTCAATAGCATATGATTCAGCCACATCAATTTTTGCTGGCATATTTGCTTCAATACCACCAACAGTATCTTTACCAAATATACCAAAATGGCGAACATCTATACCAGTATTATAATTGAAATCATTAACAAGTTCCCATCTACCAGTTGCTAAGGTGGAAACTTTTACAATGCTACCACCATTATCACTTACAACAGAACCTTCATTCCAAATATATCTAACTACTGGCTTATCACCAACTTCATTATATCCTAATAGTTCAACAATCTTTTTACCATTTCTTGTTTCTACTGTAGCTGGATCAGTTGTTCTCAAAGCATACATCGTATTAACGGACTGTAGACCTTCTGTTTGAATGTCAATTGAGAATGTTTCATACAAATTATCACAAGAATAAACGAACAACCAATTTGTCTGGTCTTCGTCTTCTTCCATTCTACCGTTACCAATGTATTTCTCAAAACGAACAGTATAGTCTTTATCGTCAAGAAAAACTTGGTTTATCAATTGACCAATGTTGTTCGTAAATTGTGGGTTTGAGAGAACTACTTCACCTGTTATGTCATAAATGTTTTCAGATTCATTTGTATGTAATCTACAGAACTTAACTCTACCAACAAGTGGTTGTCCCTTGTCATCTAGCCAACTATTGCGATTATCAAATTCTCTCACTTTAACCTCGCGTTTTTACAAAATTGTTGTAATACCCACCAATACTATCACTTGTAATCCAATCACCTGCTTCATCGCTAGTTTGTGGGTAATAGTATTCTTTTCCACCATTTGTTGTCATAACAGACATACCAGCATCAGGTAAATGTTCAATACTATTCACCCAACTAGACGAATCATCAACAGGTCGCCTTGGTTCAAAATCATTCCAGTATTTTTCAACCTTGGTAGGTTCATCTATTGTTTCTGCTTCATAATAAGCCATAGCTGGATTCTCGCCATTTGCCATTCTTTGTCTAGCAAATTCGTCAATATAGTTCTGGTGTTCCAATGCAGTTTGTCTATAAGCTGCATTGGTGAAGCTACGATTCAGTAACATATTTCTTGTGCCATAACCAAGGTCAAATCTCATAATTAAACTCCTTGTGTGAAGTTTTGTATTATGTCTAACTTTTTATTCTCAACATCAAGAACATCTTTAGCAAGTTTACTTTGTTTGTCAATAGTATCAAGTGCTATTTCTGTATCTTGTTTTTCAGCTTCTAATTGTAGTTTAGCCAAGTCAATGTTGTATTGGTCATTATGTTTAAGAAGATCCAAATCTAATCTTTCTTTTTGGTTCGTAACAGCTAAACTCATTTGAGCATTTTGTTGTTTCAACTGTTGATTCTCTTGCTGAACCTGTTCCAATGTAGCCATTGTATTATCCAACATTTCCTGCATTTGTCTTAATTGGTGAATAGCAACAGGGTCAGAAGGTTGTTCACTAACAAGTTTCATCTGTGTAGACAAATTAGCAATCAAATCGTCTTTAACGCTATCAATGAAATTGCTATCAACAGTCTTACACATATGTAGAGCAACCAATGGCTGCATTTCAGGTGGCATTAACTGGGCAATAGCATTTAACTCTTGTCTATGCTTCAAATTGCTTGTTATGACATCAGGACCATTTTGCAATGAGAAACCAAGGTCTATACCAGCAGTAATAAGTTCAATAACAATTTTACCAAAAGTTCTTGTAGCTTTAAAAGCATTATCATAGAACATTGACACATTGCTTTCTTTATTGTTCTGTTGTATTAAAATTTCTGTAGCTGTTTTATCTTCATTTCCTAATACACCAGCTAATGGAATACCAATCACATCAGCAATCAAAGTTCTTGTATTTTCTATAATTTGTGTCAAATCACCAGTTTGGAATTGTTCTTGTATAACTTGTGGTGGTGTGGCACCTTCATTATACATTATGACAGAGCCATCTTCATCTTCTTTTTTCTTATAGTATTCGTCTAAGTTCTGTCCTGCTTTTGTAGACATTATGATATTGGCTTTAATGCTTCTATTTGCTCTCTCCATCAATGTAGAATAAGCAATGTTCAATCCAAGCTGTAGATTCCAAGTTTTATCAACAATACCACTATAGTGAATGCCATCAGTGCTATATTTTTCATAGCCAGCAAATCTAATAATTGGAATGTATTTAATTGGTAGTTCAAAATACTCTATTACTTTGTTACCACAAATTTTATAGTAGTCTACTGTTCCTCTATCATTCTTCTTATAGTAAGAAACTACTTGGACCTTATCAGCTAATACAGGCCATTGTTCCAAACCAGAGAAATTAAGTTTAGGCATAGCTTTTGGATATTCAAATGGCAAAACATCTTCGCCATAGAGTCTCTTTGCTTTGTTGCAAGAAATATAATTTACTATAGCACCTTCTTCAGCATCACTACCATCAATTTTATCACACATTGGGTCTAATGCTACACTACCTTGTCTTTGAACAAATTCAGCCGTAATTTTTGGTTGACCAGATACTTCGTCTAATGTAGTAGTTACAACAAGGTAACCAGCACCGCTAACTATGGCTCTAGTCAAAGCTTTCTTTAGCTCAAACTTAATTTCTTCTTCACCTTCCAAACTGTTTATCAATTCTTGAATATCAGCAAATTCTTCTCTTGTATCATTGAGCTGAATATGCCAAGGAGAATTTGAGTATGGACTAACAATCGCATTTGCCAAAACAGACCAGTCGGAAAAATGCAGATTGAATTTTCTTTTACTGGTTCTTCTATATTTCTTGACAACTTCATCGGTCCAAAAGTTGCCATTATAGCATTCCAGATCAGAAATCTGCTTTACAATGTCGCCACTGTATCTTGTGCTTGATTTCGTTAAAAATTCTTGGCAACTGGAAATAATTTCGTTTTCATCAAAGGTAGTTTCTAACATTTAAAACCTCACATATAAACTATTTATGCGTTTATTTAAACCCAGTCCAATCATTATCATTGAAGTAGACTATACCCGCAATACACAGAATCAAAATGAATATCAATGTAGCAAACATTATTTATCTCTATATTTATCTTTAAGCCAGGCCAAGTCTGCGATTATCTGTGCTAACTTAGCTGACAAGTCTAGCTCTTTCAATTCTTTTATGTCGCTCTCTAACAAACTAATTCTCTTATCAAAGTTCTCACTATCATTGTCACGCTTCTTTCCAGTATTGTCCCTTTGGAACTTTATGATTACATACAAGATAATAGCCATAGCTACAATCTTTATATCTCCTGTTGAGAATGCCTGTGTCAATAATTCTTCCATATTACTACTTCCAAGCATTAGGAATTTGTGCTAATTCAGCTGCACCAGTTTGAGTATTTGAACCGCAATTTCTGAAAGCAGACTCATAATACTCTGGTGGAGTTGTTTGAGTAGAAACTTGTTGATATAGAGCAAGTGCACCACTTTCTACATTAATACAATCTTCACACATGCCAACCATTTCAATTACTTTAGAAGTATCAAACAATGGTATTGTAGTTAATGAAGAACAACTATGGAACATATCATCCATATTATCAACATTAGAAGTATTAAACAACGGTACAGTAATTAATGAAGAACAACTACTGAACATACCTGCCATAAGAATGGCACTAGAAGTATCAAATAAAGGAACAGAAGCTAATGAAGAACAACCATTGAACATTTCCAACATTGTTGTTACACTAGAAGTATCAAACAATGGTACTGATGTTAGAGATGTACAACCACTGAACATGTCGCTCATACCTGTAACACTAGAAGTATTAAACAATGGTATTGTAGTTAATGAAGTACAATAATTAAACATACCAGACATACTTGTAACACTAGAAGTATCAAATAATGGTACTGATGTTATAGATGTACAACTACTGAACATATAACTCATATTTACTACATTAGATGTATTTCCACCAATGACTTCTAATAAACTAGATTGACTTTGTAATAAACGCGACCAGTCTATATTCTCATATGTCAAGTCCCAAATGTTATTTGTAGCATCTACTAATTTACCAATACCTTTAGATAATGTTGGAGTAGTTCCTTCCTGATACTTCAAACGAATTGTGTATGGTGGTAAACCAAGTGGATTATATGGGTCAACATTCTCAATTACTTTCATTAATTTGTTGTTAATGAGTAATAGTTTGTTATTAAATGTGTAAACTTTATCTGACATAATATTTTACTCCTCTATCCAACCTGTTCCACCACAACGCCAGCATGTGCTATAACCAGTTATCGCTCCTGTTCCACCACATTCAGAACAATTAGGATCTGGGTTTATTGTTCCATCTGGGTTATCGTCAGAATAATGTGGACATGGGCTTCCTTCTATCCCTTCACCAGTAGTTTCATCATAGTAACTATTATCGGAATGGCTACCATAACTTTGACAAGTACTACAATAGATACAGTTACAAGGACCTTGAACTTCTGTTTGACCAGTACCACCACATTCAGGACATTGTATTCTAGAAGAACCGCTATAATTGTATTCAATCCATTCGCCAGAAGAAGGCGTTAAACCAGTAACTTCAGCAACCATATTATCGCTGCTATCGTAAACTCTTATGGTGTTTACAGCCATATTATATACGCTACCAGCAATCAAAGTACCTCTACATCCTGCATCAATGCTTGCATTTTTAACATAGAAATAATAAACATAATCACTATCTTCAGTATGGTCAGCTTCCAATGTAGTATCACTTGTTGAACTATCCCAAGCTTCCAAGGAATATAATTCATTGGTGCAACTGTTATCAGAATAGCAATTTCCATTTCCTTCATTATTTCTATTCAAACAGAACGTGTTTACATTCAAGGTATTTCCATTTGCAGTAGAACTTCTAAGTTCTACTTTATAGTCATAATCGGCTGTTGGTGTTGGTGTTGGTGTTGACCCATTGAACCAATCGGAATATGCAGTTAAACAATGAGCATAATCGCTTGCACCAGTACAACCACCAAAACAATTTCCAACATTTGACAATTTTGGTGCAGCAGCACTTAATGAAGTAATTGAAGGTTCAAGAGCACCAGTAATAGGACATCCAGCAAATGCATTAGACACAGAAGTCAAACTTTCTGCATTAATCCATCCACTTGTTGCTGTTGGTATTCTACTACAAGATCCAAATACTGATTGGTCACTGCTTTGTAAGAAAGCATTGTTCTTATGCATGAAATCATATACATCAATTGAAGTAATAGAGCCTGCATTATTATCATAAGTGCCACCAGTAGCATTTTCATAGTCTGAAGAATCAAAGGACATCACATATGTTCCAGCACTTGGTGCATACAAATTAGGACAGTCACCAGGTGAACCATTTGGATCTGCGTTACCTGTGCAATCTAAACTCCAATCACCATCCAATTGCTCATAGTGAACGGCTATATTTTTCGCTACACCATTCGCTGGGTCAAATGTAAATGTACTGGATCCATTCGTAGAATAAGTAAAACCATTATATGAAGGACTAGGTGGTACCGGAGCTTGGGTTATGCCCAAGAAAGCACTATTTAATCGTATCGTGTTGTTTCCAATAGCATAAAGAATCATAAAAACCTCTTTTATTATCTTGTCCAAGTACCACTAAAATTAGTAGCATCGTGAGCCCAGACTAAACCATCACCATTTTCTTCATTTGCTGCAAAGAATCTAATCCATTCACCATTATGTAGTTCGTAAACATCTGTTCCATTGGCTGTAATATAGGTAGTTGAAGTAGTATTGCGTTTTGATTTTGTCAAAGTAATTTCTGTTACATTTCCCCAAGTACCATCGTAGTCATATACTGGTGCTCCTGGTTTACCAATATCCAAACCAGCTACACCTGGTAGAGGGAAAGTAATTGAACGCTTACCAACATACCAAGGAGTTCCACTAAAACCAGAGTAACCATGAACAGTGTCTCCTTCTAGTCCAGACACATTCATAAGTTCATTACCCCTATAGTAAACTCCACTATTATCTATTAAGAACAAGTCTTTTCTACCTAGATAAGAACCATTACCAATAACAAATGAAGCATCTGAACTTGTTTTATTCAATGTTCCAATTGCTAAGGTCTTTCCGCTTGCTATAAGGTTGTTACCCATAGCTGTAGCACCATCATAAGCACTGTTGTTTGAACCAAAACCAACAGAACCGCCGCTTACTTTATTTGCACCACCAATGTTAATGTCAGTACTATTGATAAAACTACTTGTGCCAGAGAAAGTTAATCCACTATTGTTTACTACAGTCTTTATTGAATTGTTGCCAACCGCCATTCCAGTATTAGACCAAGTAGCTGTTACACCATTCGCACCAAAACTAAAAGGATTCTGTAAACCAATTGGTGAATTTGCTTTTCCATCACCAGTAATGTTAGAATTTGTGCTAACTCCTGTTAAACCACCAGCATTGGCAGAAACATAGTCAATAGCACCTGATAAGAATGAATTTGTATTTGAGAAATCTTCTGTTGTAGCAAAACCAGTAACAGTCAAGTTGTATTTGGAACTAATACCAGAATTAAATACACCAGATAGTCCAGAGCCAACACTAATTTGTGTGTATGCTCTTCTTACTGTTGTAGTCCAAGGAGTACCAGTTTTATTACAAGCATAAACATAAACTTCATCGCCTTGGTTTGCTGATGTGTGGCTATTTAAACTTCTATAATACTGGAATTCAAAATTATTATTACCATAATAAGCCAAGAAAGCCATTCTAGAAGCGGGAGCACCAGGAGAAACTTGACAATAAACTATTTTGTTTGTATCAACAGCACTTTTAATTTCATTATAAGTTGTTATGCCATATTGAGCCACAAACATTCCATTCATAAAACCACTTGGGTTTCCAGTCATTGGATAAAAAGCATTTGGGTCAAATGATGTGGTATCTAATTTGTTCGCAATAGAATTTACTACACCAGATGCTAGACCTAGTGGAGCAGAATTTGTAGCATTACCACTTAGTGTGTCATCGTGGATAACTTCCGAAGGACCACTTGTAGAAAACACAAGCAAATCTGTGTCACTGTTTGTCAATAAACTCCTAGCCATTTGTTACCATCCTTGATAACCAGTATAACTTGTTGTTTCAGATCCAAATTCATATGTGTAGCCAGACAATGGTTCATATATTGCACTGTTGCTAACATATTCTTTACTGGTATTTTCAATAATGTTTTCGTCAATTGCTACATTGCCACTGGTGAATTGGAATCCACTATTACTTCCTGGGTGTGGAGCATTGTCATAATGAATTTCTTTATAACCATCAGCAGAAACATTCATGCTATATACCCAAGGAGTATCTTTATTAAAGTATTCTGTAGAATATACACCAGCAGAAATATATCCTGTTGTTGCGGAAGGATATGTTGGATATGGATAACCAGGATTACCAAAATCGCCAGAAACATCTAAAAAGTTCATCGACTGCACTGAAGCTTGGTCAACATATGTAACTGTGCAATACCCATAATAACTGTGTCTTTTTTCAAAAGCAGTTCCAGCAGTAATATATGCGGAAAACAAATTAGAGCCAGATTCTGCACTACAATATCCTATTGGTGAATCAGTAGGATTTTTTGGGTCACTTTGTATATCATAATATATGTTACCAGTCATAGTAACTTGAAAAGCTGAATAAGTAGTATCTGATCTTGCTCCATATATTAAGCCACTGCACTCAAGTTCTCCATTATATTTATCGAGAGAGAAATTGGCTGTAACAATTTGAGGCCATGAAGTATGTGTTCTTAGGGTTAAGTTAGGAGGACCATAATCACTACCAGTTAAAGCTACAATACCAGGATTATAAATCTGTGTCGCAGTAAATTCTCTCATATATTGTGTTTCGCCAGTAGCATTGAATCCAGTATTGATAAATGAACTAGCTGCTCCACCACCAGTAACAATGGAATTAATCAAGTCAGGACAAGAGCTAAATGTGGCTGTCTCAGGAACTGTTACTCCTTTGTTCGTAATGGAGTCAAATATATTTCCACGGACGCCACTTAATCTTTGAATTTCGCTTGCTATACTCATTGTCTGTCTCCTTATAAGCTAGCCAATAGTGATTCAACATTACCAACTACACCAGATATGTAGTTTATATCTTCGCCATAAGTACAATTGATAGAATAAGCACTTGTTCCTGTTGTGATAGAAATACCACTGCCAGCATCAATACCAGACACAATAACTTCTTCTGTCTGTGGTTTATTGAGAATTTGTGCTAAACCAGTTGTAGCACTCCAGTCCGCATTTACTGGTGTTGGAATGTTTCCAGTTGCTGTATCAATCATTCCAGTTACAGTATTGTAATCAGGAATCGTCATTGTATCAACTGAAATTTCATTGTTATTAATTAAAATACCGTTACCAGCACCATATGTGGTGCCCTGTCCCCAAGAAGCACTGTTTGATTGTACTGTGCTTCTAGTATCTACCCAGCTATCAACAGCTGCAGATCCAAATTGCGTTACACCACCCATGCTATCTTTAAAAACTACACCAGTAGAATTTAATGAAACAGAGCCTAAGAAATCATTGTTATTGTCATATGAAACAGCACTAATGTAAGGACTACCACCAGTTACTTTAAGGTTAATGTTGCTTGCACTATATTCTGCATATGCATCACCATTTCTAAATGAATTGCCATACTGGCTGAAAGTACCAGTAGCTTCATTGTTCTGTGCTACAATTGGTGTATTCAAACCTAGTGGAGTATTCTTACCATCACCAGTCAAAGAATTGGAAACAGTTACGCCAGAGAAATTGCCACCTGCCCAGTTTGCTGAATTGCTTTCTACAGTAGACCAAGTAGAATCCCAGGAAGTAACGCTATCAGCATTAAATGAACCCTCTGTTCCTTCATATCCTATGAATGTAATATTATCTGGTTCAATTATGGTTCTAGACCAACTTTCATCTCCATCACTAGAGTTTTTAATCTCAATTGTCGGCTCTTGTGGGTCTACCGTAATAAAATTGTGTGTTGGCTCACCTTCAGATTCAGAATATTCAAACTGAGCACTGTTTGAATCATAACTAGCTGTTGTATTATTTGAAGAACCAGTCAATGGTAATGAAGCACCACCACCACCTGAAGAAGCTTTTAATGCTGAAATGTCATATAAATTCAATGATTCAGTATCAGCACCACTATTAAATGTTAATGTTGTATTTGTTAATTTAGAAGAAACATTAGTTCTATTGTTTTTTAATGCAATGGAAATGTTACTGCCATCAATGTTTACATTATTATCTTGATTAGCAACACCATTTATATATCTAACATTGAGATAGTCCGAACCTAAAGTAGTATCATTAACACTAACTCCTGGAACATTTGATGTATCACTTAGACCAAAATCTATATGGTTATTTCCACCCATATTAATGGTTTGCTTCACACCAACATTTTTCTTAATGGCATCATTCCAGCTAGCAGAATTGCTTTCTACACAATCACTAGCATCTTCCCATTTACCACTTACATCAGACGGAATATCACCACCGCCACCAGGACCAAGAGCACTAATGTTCTCAATCCAAACAGGACCTACACCATTTGGGCGACCTTCATCGCCGCTATTGGCTACCCAAACTCTACCGATTCCATTAGGCATAAAAACCTCCATTTATGTTACAATCTATTTATTAAATTTCGTATGTGGAACTGTTGGCTACACACCAACGATTCGTTCCTTCAACATTTTGTTTTATAAAATCAACCTTACAACCACTTGCTATATTGAATCCTTCATCAGCAAAAGAAACATAATATGCGGAAGAACCATTATAATCATAAGGAGTTGTTATGTGGACTTCATTTAAACCACTCAAATTGTTGCTATTCCAATAATATGCAGTTGTAGAAGTTGTCAATGCTACACTTGAAATTGTTGGCATTTTAGAATAGTTTAATATATCAACCCAAGTAGCACTAATTGT